CCGCCTCGGCTTCATTCCTGGCGCGCGCAAGGTCGAGCTGCAGGTCCGCGGCCGCGTTAATTGCGTTGTAAGTACTTATGGCGGTTTCGCCGGGGGTGAAGGCCGATTTAATAGCCTCTCCCGTTGCGCGGGCGCGACGGTCTACTGCGTCAAACAGGTCATATACGTCCTGGAAAAAACGCTGTATCTCGGGGAGAGATGTCGCAAAGCCATCCGCCATACCCTGTGCGGCGCTTTCCCCCGAAAGTTTCATGTCGTCCGTGCTGTCACGTGCATCGAAAGCAAGACTGTTCAGGGCATCAGAAATAAACTTAAATGAGTCGTTAAACGTCATCGTAAAGTTATTAATGTTGCCCAGAATTTCTCCGGACGCTACCGCGTCGGTAAGCGACTGAATAGCGTCTTCCGCTTTAGCAGCCTGTTCCGCCATGATATCGCCGAAACCGGAGCCGGCCACGGCAATAAACAGGCCGTCCACGGTATCTTCAAGACTGGACAGCGCGCCGTCGAGCGTTTTAGAACGCGTCTCCATTGCCCCGGCAAAATCGGTGTTGCCGATGTTCAGCAAATATTTCTGAATCTCATCAGAGCTTTTCTTGACGGTCGTCGTCACGCCGCGGAAGGTGAAAGAGACCGTGTCTCCCTGCTGGCTGGCTTTGATGCCAAACTCTTTCAGGCGCTCAAATTCGCCTGTTGCGGCGTCCGCAACGGCCTCAATCATCTGGTTAAGGTCTTTACCCATTGCTGCGGCGGTGTTGCCGTAGGATATGAGCGCCTCTTTGCTCGGGTTAAGCCCGAGAGCGACCAGCTTCGTGAAACCTTCGACCGCCTGGTTAAGGCCGTAAGGCGTCTCTTTAGCGAACTGCTGCAGCACCTGAAACGCTTTGGCGGCATTCTCGGCGCTGCCGGTCATGGTGATGAGGCCGGAGTTCAGCTTATCAAAGTTCCGCTGCGACTCGATGAGTCGGTCGAACACCCGCCGCGCGGTCTCCAGACCGCCGATAGCCGCACCGGCAGCCAGAGCCGCCTTGCCAAGTTTGCCGAGGTCGGCCGACGCGCGGTCAACCCCGTTCGTTGTTACCCTGATAATCAGACTGGCGATGTCAGACATCGTTTCTACCCTCGAAGATTGCGTCTAAGCCCATTATAAGCTCAGCCTCTAAAATGCTGATAGTCTGGCCTGACATCTGTGAATAATACGCCAGGTCCTGCCAGTTGAGAGTATCACGCGCGTACAACTTCACCGAATCTTCTGTAACACGTCGCAAAAACTTTAACTCGCGGTACTTCTGAAAGGTGGACATAAAAAGAGAGGGGCACTTTGGCCCCTCTTCCGGCGCTGTCCGGTCCGCACTGCTGATTACACCCATTGCAATCAGTGCTGCTTCGTGGCCGTCGGCTATGCTGTCGAACTGCTGCCGTGCGTGCTTCGTAATAAATGACCACGTTGCATAGGCGTACAGCGCGTCTACTTTGCGTCGAGTTCGGCGCGACCACGGAAGTGGAAATCGGCAACCTGATTGCCGAGCGCCAGATACTGCCGCAGCAGTGTCTCAACACCTTCTTTCGTAAACGGCTCGTCAAAGCTCCAGCCGTTGATAATTTCTGCGGCGAGCTGGCGGTTAAGTTCAAGGCTCATCTCGCCGAGCGCGAGAGTGTACTCCAGGCCGTAACTTTTGCGACCGTCGGGCCCGGTCTCTTCAGGGCCTTTCAGCTTCTCAAGGTCATTCAGCCGCGAAGAGTAAGCGAACATAAATGCGCGACCTGCTTTAACCGCAGCATCAGCTTCCGGCGATACGATGTTGAGCCACTCGCCGGAGTCCGCACCATCCGGCAGCAGGATAGGCATACGGTTGCCGACTTGGGCTTTCTCTTCAAAATAAAAATCTGTCAGTTTCATCTTAGTCCCTTTGGTCAGGAGGTTATCGGTCTGAGTAGTTGCGCCAGGCGGAGACCGGCCGCTTTTCCCGTGCGACGGTAGGCGCACAATTAGTTTAGCAAACTACTTGCACAACTCAAAATAATACAATACTATTACCAGCACACTAACCGAGGAGATACACCATGAAAAAGTCAATCGCTGCCGTAATCGTCGCTCTGTCCCTGTCTGCTACCGCTAACGCCGCAACCTGCCAGGTTATTGCGGAGAGCATCGCAGAATCGTTCGTAAAAGGTTACAACCTGACTAAAACCGAAGGTTACGACCAGATGGTTAAAGTTCAGAAAGAGGCGTGCCTGCAGGGCGTTCAGGCGCGTAAAAATGGCCTGACTCCGGCGCAGCTGGCACGCACTTCAGCTCTCACCTATAAAAGCGCGCAGCCGCAGCTTAAAACTGACGAAGCAATTCTGGGTTTTGCAATGGCAAATCTGTCAGCCACATCAGGCTTCGCCTACGGAGAATAAGTCTTTGCGGCACGGCTATAGAGTGGTTAAATAAGACTCTTCCGATTTTACCGCACAGCAAAAGAGACACCTCATGCACCAGAAAATAACAGACGAGCAGTTAAAGGAATGTCTTGCCGCAGGGATGTTGCAACGTGAAATTGCCGAGAAATTCGGTATGTCGCTTCGGGTCGTGCAGATTCGCAAAGCACGTCTAAGTAAAAAAGGCCTGGGCCACGGGCACGACGTTAGCCATCTGGTTCCCGACGGCTACGCGATTAAGGGTACGAGCACGCTGATAGACCCACTCGGCAACGTAAAGCAGCAGTGGGTTAAGACGGACGTAGACGCGGAGCGCCAGCTTGAACTGATGCGTGCTGTCGTGGACGGTATGCGTTCCGAGATTGAGCCGCTGCCGGCGGTGCCGTTATCCTCGCGCAAGATGGATAAAAAGCTGCTTAATCTCTACACCGTGTCTGATTTCCATCTCGGTATGCTCAGCTGGGCCGATGAAACTGGCGGCGACTGGGATATGGGTATTGCCGAAGAAATGTTTACGCGATGGTTCGACGCCGCGTTTCAGCAGGCGCCGGACGCAGGTACTGCCGTTATCAACCTGCTCGGCGACCTGGCGCACTTCGACTCACTGAACACAGTCACCCCGGCGTCAGGTCACGTCCTGGATGCAGACACAAGGCCTCAAAAGCTTGTTCGCACCATGATTCGTATGGTGCGCCGTGTTGTAGACATGGCCTTAACTAAACACAACACTGTTAGGTTAATTATCTCACAAGGTAACCACGATGAATTTGGCATGGTGTGGTTGCAGGAGGCTTTCACCGTATTCTATGAACTTGAGCCGCGTGTTTTTGTCGACACCTCACCTGATGTTTACAAGATGGTTCAACACGGCAAAACAACGCTGTTCTTCCACCACGGTCACAAATGCCGCTTCGACGCAATCGAGCCGGTAATGATTGCCAAGTTCCGCAAGGCATTCGGCGACAGCATCTACAGTTACGCCCACGTCGGGCATCTGCACCATCAGAAAATTGTGGAATCGCGCAACATGATTGTCGAACAGCACCGTACACTGGCGGCTAAGGATGCGTATGCGTCTCGCGGCGGCTGGATGAGCGGCAGAAGTGCCAATGTGATAACCTACAGTGCCGAGTACGGCGAAGTTGGCCGCCTGACTATTTCACCGGAGATGTTGAAATGAAATATACAGTAGACGAAATAGAAGAATCTTTACTAAAACTGTTACCGGATAATAGGTACATGGACCCTCCGGACGGCGGGGGCGTCTCGGTAGTCGAACAAATAACCAGAATGATTATTGACTACCAAATACTTCTGATGGAACTCTTCCAGCTTGCGCAGCTTTTCATCGTTCTGCCGGTCTATCTCGGCGAGCTCACCTTCGTTCTGCGCGCGTAGCTGCTCAAGGTAGCTGTCTGCCTGAAACTCTTCTTTATCGCGAGCCTCTTTGCGCTTCTTGATTTCCTCCTGGCGCCGGTCCTCCGCGTCAAGCATAATCTGCGTTTTGGTCGCTTCGTACTCGCCCGCCTTCAGCGCACCTTCCTGCTGGAACTGGTCGAGCTTAGCCAGCTTCTGCCGCTCCTGCTCATCGATGGCTGCCAGCTCGTCACGGTTCTGGCGTTTTACCGTGTCGATGAACTGTTCTGCCTGGCGACGCTGCTGCTCGGCCATACGCTCGGCAGCTTTGGCGGCTTTCTCTTCTGCGGCGGAGGGGCCGTTACTTGAGCCGGCACCAGGTGTTGTCTTGACCAGCTTGGACAGGTCAATTTCCTGTTTCCGCTTGTCATCATAAATTTTACGGTTTTCAGCGATTTCTTTCTGTCTGGCCTCTGCCCGCTGCCGTATGCCATCCGCCTCGGCTTCATTCCTGGCGCGCGC